GGCCGCGTCAGTGGGGGCACCTTTGGCACCCTTGGGCCGAGGCTTCTCACCGCGCTTACGTTTGGCGTGGATATTCGCATAGAGACCCATCCTACATGCCTCCCTTGAGGCACTTGCCAGCTAGTTCACAGGTCTTGGGGGTCTTGCAGGTTTTGCATGTACCTTTTCCATATGCCATCTTTATGTCCTTCTTGATTTCGAGCCAGAGCACTTCCAGCGTTTTCTTGAGAGATTAAGTGGGCTGTTGGGGTCTGCAGCCGCCTGAGGATGCTTGCGCTTCTGGGCCGCTGAGCGGGCGCAGTAGGCGTCACCTTTCTTGGTGCCTGCCTTGACCCTAGAGCCGCCACCTTTGGCTGGCCCAGCTTGCCCATATGAGACCCTACGACCGCTTGAGGTTACCTTTACTTTGGCCTTACCTTTGGCTGGTCTAGACATGCCTTAGATCCTCTTGTTGGTTGCCATGAAGCCATCGAGGGCTTGGTCTTTGAGGCGTTTGACAATCTCTTGTCCTGTGGCTTCCCAAATGTTGAAGCCTTCGCGCATCCACTGTTCAACGACAGCTGTGGGGATGCTTGCAACACGCATGAAGTCACCCTCTCTGGCGTTGTCTGAGGCATTACGACTGTCCTTCAGATCGTCCATGAAGTCTTGGGTGATGTTCTGTGTGTTCTTTTGAATGACGTTGCCTAGGTTCTCTAGGTATTCTGTCTGAACACCGAGTAGGCTGGGGGTCTTCTTATCTGACATTAAGCTTTCCTTTTAGACAAAGAAAAAGGGCCACCAAAGGAAGCCCAGGGAAGGAGAGCAAACAAAAACCCTGGGACCGCCTAAGGTGGCCCTTTCATAGGTCGAGACCTATTCGTTTAGACTTATGACAAGCCTGTGATCATCCCAGAATCTGAGAAGTTAGAGTGCTTACAAGAGTACTCTCCGACCACGAAATGCTTCTCACTGTCACCAGCTGAAGCCAACAGCGTGCGTGAGAATGGACGCAGCACACATGTCTTGAACATTGATGGGTCGATCAAGAAGGCATGTGTAGTCAACTGGTGGCGGTTCAAGACCACTTTGTATTCTCCGTATGGGCTACACGGATCTTCACCTAAGGGCGTTAACCTTAGACCGTCTTTCGACTGCTCATGCTTTCACATGAGATGAGACTATATCATCACTACTATTTGCAGTGCCTGGCGCTTCCACCCACTTGGGTGTACTTCCTCGCGGAATAGTCGTTGCACCTTCCCCTCTTGGGGCTTGGCTCAGGATTACCATATCTTTCGACTTAGGCTTCCCCTGAATTCACCAGGTTTAATGTACGCTAGCCGCTTCAACGTACAGATCAATCACGTTCACCAAGGATTTACCCTGCGCGAACTCACGGTTACGGCCAGAAGAAGCCGCAAAGCCAGCAACGATTTGGGCGTCAGCTGGTTTAATCATGAGTACACTTGGGTCAGACCCGTTGTTGAAGCAGTCTTCGCCCAACTCTAACAGTTTAGCTTCAGTCAACGCATCGGTTGAGTTAGAACCCGCGTCCACCGTAGTTGAGATCTGTTGAGAGATTGAAGCCATCTCACGCGCTGTAGAGGCACCGCCGGCTACTGCAGCGTTGTCCACACCAATCAATGCTCGTTCCAAATCGCGCTTGATTTCCTTAAGTGCACGGCCAAGTTGATACGCAGTTTCCTTGGCACGGCCATAGGTTTTAATCGCGTCAGCTGTTGCTGATACTTGGAATGCCTTGTGTAGGATTTGGCAGTGGTTGGTACGTGAAGTAGCTGCAGTCAATGTTGCCATTGAAGCATCTGCCCCTTCGACCTGGGCGTTGTTAGCCGCTGCAGCCAGTGAATCCTCAAGCCACTCAAAGTTACGTGCTGAAACCTTCTCAGTTTTCAACATGCTGAACATTGGAGTGTCTGTGGGGGTGATATCTGTGATGATGTCACTGACGTCTTCGGCGCGGCCGACTTGGTTGTATGTAGTATAGGTAGCCATTGGGCTACTCCTTTCGCTGGGTGATTATTGCTCCCAACGCCTCAGCAATGCATCTGCGATATCATCGAGATCACCAGAGCGACTTGGGTTGTCCCTTAGACGCTTTGAGGCTTCGCGTGACTTGCGAACCCGGACTTCCTGGTCGGAAGCTGGTGCTTTCTTTGAACGTAAGACCTTGCCCTTGGATGTCTTAGATTTGATTACTTTGGCCTTCGCTTTCTTTTCAGAGGCAGCGGCTTTTGTTTGATCATAAAGACGGGCCTTGTTCAGTATCATGATCACCTGGGGGTCAACATACTGATCAACTTGTTCCGAGGGTAATCCCTGTGACACCGCATATGTGCGTATGTCGTTATACAGTTCATTCCCCCACTCAGGCATCTGTTCTTGGAGAACCTTCACACACTCTTGGGCAGCTGCTTGTTGTTGTTGCCGGGATTGTGCTTGGGCGTCTTGGTAGAACTGATCTGCTTCCTGTTTTAGGAACTTGAGGTCATCTTCTGCTTCCTTGGATTCCTTGCGTAGAGCAGAGAAGTCTTCCTGTGTCATCTGGCGACTAGCGACCAGCATGTCCACTTCGGAGTAAGGCTTGTACCGGGCTTCGGCACGTTGCAGAAGTGTTTGATATCGTAGGTCTGCTTTGCTCAAGGCCTCTTCGGCCTCTTTGCGTTTGGCAGCGGTTTCTTGAGACTTTCTGGTTAAAGACGCCTCTTGACCATAGAGCCGCTTCAGATCCTTTACGGATACCTGTTTGTTCTCACCATCGACTTGGATTTCGACCAGAGTATCTTCCGACAGAGTTGCTTCTTGAGCCTCTTCATCGTCATCTTGATCCTCTTCTTGGTCATCCTCTTCGTCTTCATCGGAACTATCAGGGTCCTCATCAGTTTCTTCTTCGATCTCTTGGTAGTCTTCGTCTTCGTCAGTTTCAGACAGATCATCCTCATTAGTCTCGTCTTCGAGGGTATCGTCTGTCGCCTCTAGTTCATCACTTTCTTCAGATAGGTCTTCACCGTCTGTCCAGCGGTCTAGGATGGCATCTGCGGCATCGTCTAAATCTAATGCTCGCATCTGAGGGGCGGTATCTTGGACGTTATTCATGGTCCTATGCTTCCTCTTGGCTGTTGTCGCCTTTAGCAAGGATCTCGTCACGGACGGACACTTGCTGCTTCAAGGTGTTCACTACATCGACTAATGCTCTGTAGTGGGAGAACGTGCGCTCACGCTTGTCACCATCTTCGGGCTTTGAGTTAACAAAGGTCTGGAAGGTGGACTCAACAAGGCTGTTGATTACACGGTCGAATGCATCAGCTGACAATAACGTCTCAGCGTCATCACCAGCCTGCACTAGTTGCTCTTCTTGGGTAGTCATTTGCTCTCCTAAGGGGGATGGGCGTTAGCCCGTTGGTGATGCTATTGCACGTACATCATCGGCTGTTTTGGCTATCTCTAGCTCTTCACCGTCAACGTATTGTTTGTGCTCTAGCTGTGCTTCTTTGAGATCCATGCTGTCGCTCTGGATTGCAAAGCTGCGCTCTGCCTTCATCTGTTCCAGCTGTAGTTTCATCTGGGCGATTTGGGCATCCATCTGAGCCTTCATCTCAGCCACGGCTGTCTGACGCTCTTGGAGTTCTAGTTGTTTCATTGCTGCCTGTTGTTGCATCTCTTGTGCTGGGTCAGGCTGTTGCTCTGGTAGCTGATCTGGTGGTGTCAGGTAGTCATTGACGTTCTTGATGCCATTGTTTTCCATGACATGAGACATCAGCTTGTACTGGTTCTGTGGTGTGTACATGGAAGACAGGGTTGGATCACCTACCATCAACGTATGCAGCGCCAGGTACTTCTGAGCCTCTTGCTCTTGCTCCCCGTAGCCAAGGTGCATCTCAACGACCACATCACGCTTGCTGCTCCACTGCCCTGGGCTCACTGGTACAAACTGACCAGCAATCTCAACGACCTTATCTTCAGACTCATTCTCCACGACCAGCTGGTAGATGCGCTGGTACAGAGGTTTTAAGAAGTTGTTCGCAAAGTTACGTGCAATGATCTTCTGGCGTTGCTGAGACATGGTTGCCAGCTGTTCCACCATAGCAGCTGAGTTCTGCTTACTGATGGCATCCTTGTTGAGGCCCTGAGATAACCGGGAGACGCCTGTGGTGTCCTCCTTGTCATCATCGAGCATCTGGATGGTCTGGAAGATAAACGGGTTCAAAGGTGCCTGGGGCATCGCATTGATTGCATCAGGGCGTGATACATTGACCACCCCGCCTACCCGGTTGTCTATCAACTCGCGTGGGTTCGTAAGACCACCTTTAACCACTGTGTAGCGTGGGTTGTTAGTGATCATGGCGTGATCGAGAATCGACCGGGTCAGTACCGTCCGAGCATTCTGGATAGGGACAACCTTGGAGCCAAAGTTATTACCAAAGAAGGCATGGGGGATGGGCAGTGGGATAAACGGGATGAATGGCTTACGGTCTGCCAGTTCACACTCCAGAACCACATTGCCAGCCTTGATAACCCGGTAGAGCTCGGCGGTTCCTGTCGCTTCCTTGTCTAGCATTATGTATGCTTCGTAGACAGTCACGGAGCGCACCTGATCTTGGTAGCCTTTGGTGTTAAAACCACGGTCACTACCGATCTCTTCGTGTCGGCTGAGGACCTCTGGGTCTGTCTCCATGTCTACGTCTTCGTGGTCACCGATCTTACTGATGATGTCCTCGTCGTAGCCCATCTCACGTAGCTCTGAGATCGTCTTGGTGGTCCTGTGGGCACAGAAGCTAACCGAATCCAGATCCTTGCTCTGGGGCTCAATTAGGAACTCCTCGGGGGCTACAGCCTCAATGATGACTTGGCTGGTATCTTCAAAGACACGCAGTTCACCTGAGTATAGGCCCAGCGCATCCTCTTCGATTTCCTCGATCTCTACGTTGTCTTGTGCAAGCAGGGTATCAAGCTCTTCCTCAGTAAGGTCTGAGACGGTCTCTAGGTGGCTGTCTTCCTGTGTGGCCCAGAATACCTTGGCAATACCTACGCGAGCCACAAGACCATCGTGGATGACGGTGTTCATCGTGTTGTAAAGGTTGTTCTGGCGATTAGCCACGTAGTCACAATAGCTGGTGCTAATCTCTGCCAGGGGGACGTCTTCTTGAGACTGGGCTGCAAAGCGAACCGTACGGAATCCCGTACTGAATGTTTCTAGCAGCGCTGCCTTCATGCTCTCTACTGCATCATAGACATCCATAGAGACATACTTGCTGTTGCCGTCATGTGCTGGCCTAGGGAGTGAGGCATTGTAGAAGTCTACGACACGCTTACGCTCTCTAGAGATCTGTGAATCATAATAGCCCACACTGCGTCTGATGTTGTCATCAAGTATCGTGACAATCTTATCGTCATCCAGCTTAGTGTATTCATCTTTATTCATGATTAGACCATTTCAATGTAAAATTCATCGCCACTCTCTATTGGTTCCCAAGCTCCCTGGTGTACGTGGTTGGCTAGGGCGAGAGACATGACACAGTCATCAAAACATCCGGGTTCAGCTTCCATAGAACCGCTTTCTGTGACGATGTATGTCAGCATCTCTCTTATCGTTACTTTGTCGTTGAGCTCGATCTTTCCTTCACGCACTTCCGCACGTAGCTGATCGATGACTAGGGGCTTGGTTTTGGCTGTCGTAGTGAACCCAAGCTTGATCGTCTCTCGATCTGTGAGCTTGTCCACTTGGACCTCGGTGTAGAAGTTTGGGTAGGCCATATCCTTGCCTAACCGGGTACACGTTAGAATGCCGTGGCTGTTATTCTCGACAACAATGTGGGCCTCGTTGTAGTACTCACCTAAGTGATAGAGGACCGTAGCAAAGTGGTCTGGGTGGACATGAGCTCTCCAAGTTGCAACCTGTCGCTTCTTACTATCGAGCACCTGAGCGACACTGTAGTCACCACCCCGGACGCCCATAGCAACATCGGCACCTATGACATAGAGCTCGCCTGGGTCATGGGGCCGGTAGGTTGTTAACTCACCTCTGCCATTCTCCAGCCACTCTTCGGCCTCTAATGCTAGACGCTGCTTGACGTCCTCAGCCTCAGGTAGACGCTTCTGTAGAAGCTCTGGGTTAAACACAGGGCGCCCAGTTGTCAGGAAGGCCTCTTCAGGCTCTGCAGGGTACTCCTGTCTAAAGAGATCCAAGCCGTTCTGTGCAATCTTCCTACGTCTGAACATCAGCTGCTCATCGTCTAGGGTATACTGCTCGGCCAAGTCTTCTTCTTCTGGGGTGCGCTCAAAGTTCTCTGGGACTTTCTCCCGATACTCTGGATCAGCAAACCAAGGTATAAACACTGGCACGTAGCCATTAGACCCATCAACAGCACCCTTCCATAGGTCATAGAAGATACCAGTCACACCGTTTGCTGTACTTTCGACAAAGACAGCTGTGCCAGGTGCATTAGGGACAGCCTGTGTCAGGCCGTTCCAGTTCTCTTGGGCTGTACTCTTAGGCCAGAAGGCAATCTCTGATGCGTGAACGTGTGTCAGGGTTTCCCCTCGACCAACAGCCTCGCCACCAGCCGTAGCAACCACATAAGAACTGTCCAAGACATCGAATGAAAGCTCTCGTCTAGAAGAATACTTTGTGTGGGGCTTCAAGATGTCTGGACAGTTCTCATGGTAACGCTTGGTCATATCAAAGAGCGCACGGGTGGAGTCTGCGTGGTGGGTAATCACCAGAGACTTACATGCTGCCCTCTGAGACACAGCGAAATACAAGTAGCCGCCAACGTAAGTACTTAGGCCTTGCTGGCGAGCCTTAAGGATAATCACGCGCACCTTGCCCTCGTCAGCCATCTGTTTGCAGACAGCATCGTCTAGGATCTCTTGGGCTGGCTTAAGTTTTAGGGGAGCTATGTCCCCTTGCTTGGTGCGGATCTTTAGTGCTGAGTTGGCGTAAAAGCTAAAGTCTTCATACAGACGTTTGCGTATCGCCTTCACTTGCTTCTGGGTTGGCATCGGTTTGCTCTTCCTCTTCTTCGCTATCCAAGAGCGAACTTAAGAAGGCTTCTGCCTTGCCGATTGTTACTTCGCTTTTGGCAGCTGGTTTAGACCGGGTGAAGTCTAGGATCAGACGCGCAGCCGTGAGTCGATCCCGTGCTGATGCCGGTGCTGTACGCATGATTTCGACAGATGTTTCCAATGCTTCTACGGAATACTTGTCATCAATGTTGTACTCTGGGTTATCAGACATGATCTTTACTACCTTCTTGGCTTCTTGTTTTGCTTTATCCCTTATTGGCTTCATACCCTCAGCCGTGTGGCCGTCATGGGTCCCCCAAGGTCTACCGACATTCGGTCCCTTAGGTTTCTTCATCCAAGACCTATGAAGTGCTCGGCCCTCTGGCGTCTTCTGGAGACGCGCAAAGTAATTGGATTCACCCGTCCTTGAGTTGTAGTGAGTTCCCTTTGGTGCTTTTGCGACCTTTTTTCGGGGCTGGTTTGGCTTGGGCATCTCTCGTCTCCACTAGTGAGTTTATGATAGAGAGTGTCTCAGGACACTTTTTGCAGAAGACAGGGGCTGGGATGTCTTTCTTGAGTTCATCCAGCATGATTTTGCGCTGGGCATCGGTCAGAAGCGTAGACGTCTTAATGACCTCTATCGTCTCCATGACCTCGACCAGGTCTTGGACTGTAAGTAACATTTGCTCTCCTTGGGTGGTCTTAGGCGGCTGTTAGTGCGCCCGGTGGGGGCGTTAGAGCCCCTGGTGCCATCTGTTGTTGCTTCTGGCGTTCTTCTTCTTCAGCTTGCTCTTGCTTCATGAGCATTGCCATAACGACAGCAAAGGCCATCGCTAGTGGGTGGCTGTAGAATTGAACCTTTGTGCTGTTCTTAAAGAACTCACGTACTGCCTTTGCCGCATGAGGGTATTCTTTTTTCATGCGCTTAGGTTCCATTCCGTAGAAAGTAAGGGCGTCAACGGCAAGCTCAGACACAGACCTTGAATACCTCTCGAACCTGTCGATTTCTGCTTGAACCTCGGCCCTTTCAGCCATGTCTGGTATTACTCCCAAGATACGCTTGGCTGGGCCACTTATTCTCACAGGTTGTACATTGTCACCGTTAGTAAATACTTCTTCATCTTGGATCTTCAGAATATCTTTGATGACTTTGTTACTGCTAACACTAGGGGTATTTACCAGCTGACCTATAAGACCGTCAAAAGTCTTAGGTGCAGCATAGTCTACTTCACCTGTTAGGTAGTTCTTACTAATGAGAGCTTCTGGGACATCTCTGCCATCTAAGTCTGTACCAGACAGGCCATGCATAGTTTCATGGAATGCAGTAACGTATGCTTCAAAGTCTGAAATGAAACGGTCTGAGCTAGGTAGCTTAGATCCAGGCTTCATTACAAAAGCACCGTACTTGTTATAGACCCCAGATGCATTCTTTCCTGCATCACGGTCTTCTCCAGTTATTCTGGCAGCATCAAGCATCGCCTCGTTGTCTTCAACAAGCTGAAGTGTGATGTCCACGGCTTTCGCAAACCTTTTGGCGTTCTCTAAACCTTGTGGAATCCCGTTCTCAAATGCGCCCCCAGGTTTGCCAATTTCAATTGCGGCTCGAACTGTAGGTGCTTCAAGTTTTACTTCCTGGGTAGTGGGGACAGGACGCCGGGCGGTGGATCCATCTTGAGATCCCTGAATCCGCTGGGCGAGGATGCCTGCGACTCCTGTGGGTTGCTGGTTGAACCTTGGGCTCTCTTGGCTTGGGCCATCGCTACCATCCCCTCGATAAAGTCCTTCATCGCCTCTGGGGGTACTTGGCTGATTATTGACGGCTCCGTCTCCGTCTGCATCGGGGAGTGCTTCTTGGATTTGGTCATTTGCTATTCCTTCGCCTTCCGCAAGCATGATTGCAGCATCTAGATAGTCATTATCTGAGCCTCTTCCAGGGGCTACGCCTAAATGTCTGAATAATTGTTTCTCAGGATACCACATCAGAGCTTGGAAGTCAGCTGTTTCGATATTGTAACCAAGATCACTTAGTTTTGCTATTGCAGCCTTTGTAACGTCACGCATGTACGCACGTTCACTTGGGCCTTTTGGCTGTGCTTGTAGCTGTGGTTTAAGGTTTTTTACATGGGTTCCAGTCTTCTTAAAGAAGTTTGGCTTAGTGTGGTTTACACCATTTTCCTCTTTGTACTTCTTGTAAAACTTCTGATATCTCTTCTCAACCTTGGTGACAAAATCGTCAAACAATGCTGGGTCTTTGTTAATATCACGCTTACCGACACCCATTTCCTTGAGCGTCTGGTTTATCATCTTCTGCTCAAGTTTACCTGCAGTCTTCAAAGCGCCTTTGACGTTAGATCGACCTTGGTCAAGATCTGGGTCTGCAACAAATGGACGCCCCACCAAGCGGTTCCACATACGCATCCACCAAATGTCCATCGTAAGTGGGTCGTAGTTACCACGGATGTTCTGGTAGAAACCTTGGCCGATCTTAGGTCCTATTATGTATGAACCTTTGACTTGCGCGTTTGCACCTTCTGATGATGGTACTTTGATTTCTGTACCATATTGGGCGTTGAACCGAGATATGTAGTCATTGAGCTCGTTGACAGTAAAGTCTTGATCCATGAAGTCTTGGATGGGCATATTTGCACCAGAAGACTGATAGGCATTAAAGAAGTCAAAGGCCTCAAGCATAGCGGCGTTCCGCTCACCACCTTTAATCCAGGTGTCGGTAGGCATCTTGCCGTTGTCCATAAAGTGACGGAAAACCTCTAGTGCATACTGGAAGTTGTCGGCCACGGCCTGGCCATTAGAAGTAACAGCTAGAGCAAAATCAAAAGCTGCTTCTGCGTCTGGTGACTGGGTTACGCGGGGATCAACAAGAGATACAACACGTTTTGCTGCTTTGAGCTTACGGTCATACCATCCGATGGCGTTAGCGTCACTTTGTAGTGCGTTAGCAGCCTCAGTTGCCATGTAAGTAGATATGATATCCACGTTCTCAGGTGTGTACTCAAAAGGCTCACTACGGCCTGTGGCTTCTTTCCACTTTTGGTGCATGTAATCTGCAGCTTCAACTAGATTACGCTTTTTAGTAGGCTTATATGAACCTTCACGCATCTTTTGGATATCAGCTTCGCTAGGTGACTCATTAAGGCGAGTAGCGTTGATTTCAGACTGAGGTACGTTCAGAGGGTTTACATATGTCTGTAATGTAGGCTCTTGAGACGCAGAGTTTAGGTCTTTAGCAAACCTAGGACGATCCTCGGTCTCAGGGGCTTGCATACGTCCCACACGGGCTTGCTGGAGCGCCACACGGTCTCTGTAGGGCTTGAAGTAGGTGTCTATGGTATCTTGGTTAACACCGATGTTCTGGAGCTCTGTGGTGATCTCATCGAGTGCTGCAACAGGGTCTGGGCCTAGGCTAGACTGTACGTCTTCTAGGGCGGTCATCAGCTGCGCTTTGTCAGACACAGATACGCCGGCATCTTCGGATACTTGGGATGCTAAGGTTCTGGCGAAGCTGTTGTTGTCGATCTTGCCTGCCTGGTAGTTCTCCGGGGTTGTGAACTGGTTGCCAGACAGAGGCTGACTAGGTGCTTCAGTTTGTACATCAGTCTGCGTTGGAGACTGTTGCACACCGCGAGCCAACAAAGGGTTGTCTGGGGTTGCCACAATGAGTTCTGGGGCAGTCATCTGAGCGTATTGGCCGATGATCGGGATGATCTCGTTGAGCTCCAAGACGGGGTTGGTGTCCCCATCCATATTCTGTTGGATGCTCTCTAAGACAGGGGCTAACTCAGGTTGGCCTGCGAAGTCTTGGGCCATACTGTTGATTGTCTGCGATAGACCATCCCGTGAGAGGCCAGTGCCAGACAGGATGGTTCCTACCGGGGAGTTGGCGTTGGGTGGGGCATCGATCTGGGTAGCTATGCTAGCTAGAGCTTCCCTACGGACCTTTGCATCCGCTTCAGCTGTCTTGGCCTTGTCTACTAGAGATAAACCAGATGGCGAGGGTAGGCCCTGTGCATTGACGTTCTTGTTGACGAACCTTGATAGCTTATTGCGGCGACCAGTGGCTGCATCAACCAGGCGACCTAAGCCTACTATGCCTGCTTGGATTGGTACTGACTGACCTAGGGTAGCTGCAGCTGCACCACCACCGACAATGATGTTACCAATGCGCGTTGGATCATAGACAGCACCAGACGTTCCAAAGGGACTGAAGTAGTCAGTGAATTGGCTAACGCCGCCCTTCATACCACCTTTGAATAACCCGGTGATTACATTAGATTTGGCTAAAGCATTCATGAGGGCAGCGCCCTCTTGGTAAGGGCCCACCAGGCGAGCTAATGCAGCCATCTGTGTTTTGCTTACATACCCAGATACTTTGTTCTTGCCTGACTTAATGCCAGCATTGGCAGGGGCAAAATCAGATATCACTTGATCGAGGGAGCTAGCGTTCTTGCTGTTTAGTTTACCCTTGAGAGCCTTCACTAGTTCTGTGATTTCACCGTTGTTTTGCTCACGGACAGCTTCTAGGGCACCCTTAGCTCCAAACTGGGCAGTGACGTCTACATTGGAAAGCTTAAAGCCTTCCGCTCTAGCAATTTGCTGTAGTTCTCTAGCGACATCACCAGCTGCAAGCTTGGTACTGTTATTAAGGTTGTTGACGTCAAGTTCACCATCAGAGGTAAACAGTTTATTTTTACCGGCAATCGCTGCTTCTGGGATAGTTGCGCCAGCACCTACAGCGCCCTCTGCCAGTGCTTCTTTTATGCTTACATCATCACCTACAGACGCAGTAGCTGCAGCTTCCCCGCCACCTTCTGTAGTTGCTTGGGATACTGTTCTGCGAGCCAGTGTTTTACCGAACAGGTTTGACGCAACAGCACCCTGACCAGCAAGCTCAAACATGGCTATTACTAAGCCTCTAGTGAGTCCACGCTGGTTAGCCTCACCCATTGCCTGGGGGTTGTTTAGTAAAACCTTGGCTGAGTTAGGGTCTGATAGGTCAACACCTTTTTCTTCTAGAAACCGGTTTACTTCATTGGAGTACTCACGACTCAAACCACCCAAAGCTAAAACTGAGGATCCAGCAACAGGGCCAGCAACTGCAGTTGTAGCTAGACCCCCCGCTATAGATGGACCACTTTCAGACAAGGTTTCACCTGCCCAAGCCATAAAGCCAACAGGGTCGTTGGTGATTGAACCCAACCAACCTTTAAAGGAATCAGGAGCTTCAGCTAAAGACTGCTCATACCGGCTAGCTGTCGATGACTTAGGTAAGGCAGCTGCTTTATCTTGAAGAGCGCCAGCGGCTTCTAAATTAGACTGGGCTCGCTGTGTAGCGGCAGCTGTGTCTACCTGAGAAGCATTGTCTAAGCGTTTCTCAACAACCTGTGAGAAGTTTGCTTGAGCAGCTGGGGGGACACTATATTGCTGCATAAGGGCAACAACATTCTGTGGGTCATCTAAGTTTACCCCGCGTGATGCAAAAGCTTGTGTAGGGACTCCAGCCCTCTTGAGCTCATCGTAGATGATGCCACGTTTTTCTTCTGCAGACGCAAGTCTATCTTGATCACTAAGCGCTCTAATGTCAGCTGTAGCGGCCATAGTTGGAACTGCAGCGGCAGTCTGTAAGACACCACGTTGGATAGCGCGGGATACACCAGTACCCGCTGGGTTAACTTCTTTTGGTGGGGGTTGCGTTGGTTGCTGTGGGCCTTCTAGCTTAGACTTCAGTGCTGCTAAGGCACCTTCTTTAGTCGCACCAGTAACCTTATACCGCTTCCCGTCAGGGGCGGTGATTGTAAACGTAGCCATCACGTACTCCTGATTTAGGTTGGATCTTCTACGACTGTGTAATCGCCTGCTCCGTTAGAGAGGCCACGCTCAAAGGCGATAACCTTAGACAGGACGTCCATGCGTTCAGTGATGTAGAGACGCCAAAGTCCCTCATCATCAGTGATCTTCGGTAGTGGGCTCTTGAACAATTCCATCTCTTTGTCTGAGATTGCACCTTTGGTATTGGCAGTCTTCAGAAGAGTATCGTCCACCTGGATATTTGCTAGGATTGAGCGCATGTAGGCGCGTTTAGCCCCTTCATCATTACCATTGTAGTAATCACTGAGGCCACTGGCATCGAGCCATGCACCCAGGCGTCCAGCAAATGGTCCAGTGAGGTTGTCTTTCTTCAAGGCAGTTAATGCTTCAGACATCTGGTCATAGGATGCCTGCATTCCAATAAGGTTTTCTGAAGGGTCACCCTTGTTTGTCTTAGCTGCAGCTGCCTGAGCTCTAGCTTGGCGATCAGCAATGGCCTTCCTACGTGCCTCTTCGATCTCAAAGGCTTCCATCTCACGGGCACGGTTGTAGTCTTGGATCTGACCATAGCTATCGCTCATTGCACCTAGGCCAGCTAAGGCACCCTGAGAGCTAGCTGCCATCGTGGCACCACCCATGCGCATCATAGCTTCGCCTAGGCCAATCTTCTGGTTGGGCATACGGCTTGAGCCACGGGCGTTTCCAGTGGCCGATGCTAAGACAGGTTGCTGGGGCTGTGGTTGCGATGGATTAATTAAGGCTGGCCCTTGTGAGGGCATGGGGAGGCCTGAGTGCGGGTTTGGCCCTTGTGGAGGCATGGGTGGCCCCGGTTGAGGGTTGGGCATTTGAGTAATAGGTGACTGAGGCTGGAATAGGGTGGGGTCCATCAAGAGTGGGTCCATTATGCAAACCCTCCCCGCGGAGCCGTGGGTGGAGCTCCACCACCGTAGCTTCCATAGCCGCCAAAGTTAGTTGGCAGCATGTTCATAATCTGGGATCCATACTGGTCGCCAAACCCAAAGCCAGACTGCATTCCACCCAGAGTCGCTGTAGTTGGGCTAGCCATGTTGGCTGCAGCTTGGTTGTTAGTGCTGGGTGCCCGGTTTAGCATATTACCCATGTAATCCTTGTACATGTTGTAGCCAAAGTCTCGGTTACCCTCGAATCGGTTGCGCGCATCGTTAAGAGCAGCTTGGTCATAACCTTGAAGAGCTTGACCACCCTGCATACCGTAGCCAAACCCTGAGCCCATCGTGTTGAGGCCAGTGTTGTAGGCATTGGAGATCTGGTTGTTCATATTGCCTGCACTGGTGAGTGCATTAGACTGATCAGTGAACTGTTGTTGTTG